CTAACATTTTGTTGTCTTTTAAAACTTCAGTTAAATATATTTTCATCCCTGTATGCCCTTTCCTATAATCCATCCTATTAAAAACCAAAAACAAAACCATCCGGGATGTTCATAACCAAATTCTAATAGTTTATTCAGATAGTTCTTCATAGTCTGTAATGTCTATAGTTTCTTTTTCAGGTAGTATAAATATACCTCCTTGTACATTATGATTAATGTCAAGCCTTTCTTTTTTACCTAGTCCTACTCTATCAAGTATTGTTTGTGCAGCTTGTACCTTTACATTAGCTTGAGGTAGGGCTTTATCACTTTCTAATACTTCAACAAGTTTAAAAGCTGCTGAAGGGGCTTCCCTTGCAAGTACATCTGAGGCTAAATCAACTATTTCATGTTTAAGACTTTTTATTACTTGGTAGTGATTGCCTGAGTAACCTGCGAGTTCGGCTGAAAGTTTGAGATTTCCTTTAGTTTCAATAAGATTATTAAGGAAGTTCTCTTGTTTTTCTGTCAGTTTTCTTTTTGTTGTAGGTAAAGACATACTGATATTATATAGCTAAAAGGGGCATTTGTCAAGTATTAAGAAATATTTTATAAAAGACTTGACAAAATGCAAATATATATCTATAATAAGATTAAGTCTGCCGGGGGTTAAAGACATATCCTAGGGAGCTGTTCTGCTCTGTCTAGCCCTGTGAAGTTTACAACTAAAAATTACCAAAAATGTATAAGCATTAGTATATATCTAGGGGTAGGGGGGTGGGTATCCAGCATGGGGTAGCTCAAAAGACTTGATAAAACTATAGAGAAAACAGACGAAGACTTACAAAGATTTATAAAACTTTATAAAGCTTTACAGATTGCAAAGATTGATTGAAAAGCTCTATATAATTTAGATAGCTAGAAAAGAACTTACCAAAATTTATGAAGATTTGACGAGCTAATGATATAACTAAAGACATCTAAATATGTTAATCACTCTAAAAAGCCATATAAAGCCCTATAGGAAATATTTAGACATATATGAGTAGGTATGTATCAGTATGATTGTTAAGCTCTTAGAATTGATTTAAACCCCTATGTATGCACTGCTAACATTGAGCTTATTTTAGACAAAAAAAACCCCCGTAGCTAAGACGGGGGTAAAAATACGTGCAGTTTTTTTATTTATTTAATATTTTTGAAATAAAACCTATTTGGTTGTAATACTCATAAGATTTAATTTTTATTCCTAAGTAATCACATAAAGCCATTTCTTTAGCCTTGTATGAATTACCAGTAAAATAATATCCATTGCGTACTTTTGGATATTTAGAACCATTAATTTTAATGGTAAAAGCTCTAACATTTCCATTAGAGCTTTTAACTTTTCTCGATATTCTAATTCGCATTATTAAGTATCTAATGCCTTTAATTTTTTGTAAGACTGCATAGCCTTAATATCTTTGGCTGGTAGGCTCTTTGCCGATAAAATTTTTGATACTTGCCCTTGTGTCAAAGGTTTATTTTTATCGTTTAATCTAGCTGTAAAATGCCCAACAATCGTAAAATAATTTATCTCTTTTGGTAAGGGATTTTTATTATTATCTTCATGTTTCAAGAATGTCATAGCTATTCTCTTTATCATTCCAACGCTTGCTAAGGCATTAAGATTTTTAACTTCAAAAGATTTACTTTTTACAGCACCTTTTTTTAAGATTTTAGAACCTAATTCCTCTAATACTTTTGGATTAGATTTCAAAAAAGTTTCTAGTTCTTTTGATAATGTTTTCATAATATTTTTTCCTATGTTTAATCGAGCTTAATTGCTTCGATATGAGAACCACTATACATGAATCAATTTCCTTGTCAAATATCCCTAAAAAATAACAATAAAACAATATAAAACAATCAATCACTATGTATAATTTACAGTAAATATAAGATTGCTAGAACTATTTATAGTTTAAAGTTATATTGCAAGATTATATTGCAAGGTTATATTGCAACAATTTAGTAAACATAGATACTATACGCATGTGTTTGACTTGACATTTGATTTTTTTTGTTTACAATGTGCAACATCAACTAACTGACTTAACAAGTCAAGGAGATATAATGAGTAATGAATACTTAAAAGAAATAAATAGATTACAAGAACTAGAAGAACTAAAAAAACTTGAAGAACAACAAGAAGAAATATTAGATGATAATATTATTACTAATGATAGTTTAGATGAACTAGATAATATAGATGTTCAAAAGTTTTGTAGTGAACAGAATGCCTATGAAAGTCTTGATAGTCTTGATAGCAATTTTAATTATATGGAGATATAATGAAACAAGAATATAATTATGAAGAAGATACACAAACTCAATACATATTTACATGGGTAAATTCATGTTATGAAATATTTATCACTAACATACTTGCTGATAGTGAAAAAGAAGCAACAATAAAATTCTTTAACCACGAAGATGTTGATGATGTTGAAAATTATGAAATAGATTTAACGGAGTAATTAATGAATAAAAATTTAGAATATATTATTGGTAAAGCAGTAATAAAACCTGTAAAGTTTAACAGTCTTGATAAGGCTAAATTATACCTTAAATCAGAGGGTTATAAATATAGACACAACTACAGTCATAAAGAAGATAGAAGTATGTTATGGCAAAATAGATTTGGTTGGGTTAAATTATATTCAACTAAAGACTATTTAAATGATACTACTATGGAACAAGGAACTGTTTGGAATATTACAAAAATATAGGATTAAAATATGAATAAAATAACACTAATAGAAACATTAAAGTATATCATAAAAAGTTCTAAAAGTAAAGAAGAAGCTTTTAAAAAAACTGATGAATTGTTTAATGAAATTTTAACTAAAGATGATTTAATAGAAATAGTTATAAATTTTTTACAAGATTCAGATGATAAAAAACTTGATGAAGAAATAGATTTTGATAGTGAATGGAAAGAGTTTAAAGAACCAGATTTAAAAATCATTCATTAAATATATAAATAATTTACCTGTGCGTTTGAGTTGACAACGAGTTTGCTATCGGTTATAATGTGCAACATCAACTAACCAACAGGAGAAAATATGATAAAAATATTTACAGATAGTTATGATAACAAAAAGTTTTTCTATCACTTCAATATATTTGGATTAAAGTTTAGAATTGCTACTAATACTAGAGGTTTTAATAAGTATGGCACTTATGCTACTGGTAGAGGTAGAGTATTAAACTTCGGTAGAAAATATATATGCTTTATTCCTATGTTTTGAAGCATATAGTATGTGTCGTTTGGCGAGAACCCATGTCTCCACATATAAATAAAATTGACTAAAACTACAGGCATTAGGAGTAGTAAACGTGAGGCAGTAAAGCCTATAAAACTTAAATACATTAACCTTCACTACTCCTGCCGACTTATATTAACGCTATTATAAAGGAGATATATTATGGCACAAATGAGAAAATTTGAACAAGAGGCAATAGCCAAAGAAATATTAGATACTATTAAAGTTAGTAATTCTAAAGAGCAACAAGCTATGGAAAAAAGTAGTAAAGAACTCAAAAATATTCGTAAGCTACAAGCTAAAGCAGAGGGTATTCATGACCAAGAGAGAAAACTTTATAAAGAAAGAAGAATGATTGTAGAAGAAATGAATACAGCTATTAGGAATTTTAATAGAACTTTAAAGTTTGATACAAACTATGAACTACATAAAGATTATAATGATAAAATTACATGGTCTTATAATGATTGGGAAGTTAGACAAAACATTGAAAATAAACTTGCAATAGCTTTACTTTCAAGTGATTGGCAAGAAAGATTACCTGAAATTATAAAAACTATTGCTAGTCAATTTACTACAAAATAATTACACAATTACTTTGACTTGACAACGCCCTGCTGTTTAGTTATAATGGCAGGGCAATTCACAACTAAAAGGAGATACAAATGACACACAATGAATTAAGAAAAGGTATGAGAGTTCAGCTAACACCTATACCTATTATTTCAAATAAACCTAGATTTGCCAGAATCATGGATAACATGAAGGGTATAACTAGAATGGTACACATAGAAGAAAGAGATGGATATTATGCAGATATGGGAAGCGTGTATGTAAGTGAAATAGAATATGTTTTATTTGACAACGATATGCCAGAACCTGTAGAAATATCAGAAGCACATCAAAAAAAATTAAATGTACTAGAAAAAATACATTGGGGGTAATATGTATAAATTACTTACAGTCAATAATCCAAAGACTATAAAAGGTTTCAAGAAGTATAACAATATACTTACAGCTATCATGCACTTGCGACCTGTTAGCACTAAGATATGTCCATTCCAAGATATAGCAAGTTGTAAGACAGCGTGTTTAAATACTGCAGGGCGTGGTGGTATATTCAAAAAGGGCGAGAATACTAATCGCATACAAGACGCTAGACAGCGTAGAACTGATATGTATTTAGATGACTATGAAAACTTCATGGAGCTATTACATAAAGAGATTACAAAGTTTATAAACTATTGTGATAAGAAGGATATAACACCTGCATTTAGATTGAATGGCACAAGTGATATACAATGGGAACACAAACTATACAAAGGCAAGACTATGTTTGAACATTTCCCTGATGTACAGTTCTATGATTATACTAAGATACCTACAAGAAAAGTATCACATATTAAAAACTATCATTTGACATGGAGTTATTCAGAAGCTAATCAAAAGTATGCTAATTGGTTTGACAAGATTGCATATAACATAGCAGTAGTATTCAATGGTGCTTTCCCTATCTATTTCAAGGGTAGAGAAGTAGTCAATGGAGATGAAACAGATTTAAGATTTTTAGATAAACAAAATGTTATTGTTGGTCTAAAAGCAAAAGGCAAGGCACGACATGATATGTCAGGCTTTGTCATTCATGTATAAGGAGATAATATGAAGTGGTGGCAGAAACAACAACCAAACAGCAAGGACTTACCATTAAAAATGTATGTGAATGGCGAGTATCATGCTACATTTAATGATATACTTACACTTGATTTTGTTAAATCAGAATTTGAAAGTGCAGGATATACTATAGAACTAAAAGGAGATAAAGATGAGTGATAACATAAAAGATTTTAACAAAGCGTTAAAAGAAAAACTAGAAGATTCTTTTGGTAAAGAGTTTGTCAATGACAAAATAATTATCATGGGGTTAGATGATGATGATGAAGAAGGAGATAACAATGAAACTTAAACAAGTATTAGAAATACAAAAAGTATTAGGTAAAACTATACCTATTGACATGAACCACAAATGGGTGTATTATAGTGATAGTCGTGAAGAATGGGTGGACATTATGGAACTGGATATAATCCATGCGATTAGAATATTAAGACTGCATGTAGGAAGTGATAAATATCCACACATAGGAGATGTGCCTGATTGGGAAGAATTAAAATCATTATAGGAGATAATATGAAAGATAGCTGGAATGAATATAAATATAGATATAGAGTAGAACTATCACTAAACATTTGGTGTGATAATGATAAAGAAGCTGGAAGAGTTGCATTAGATATTTGCAACAAAGAAAGAAATAAATATGACAATAAATGTCAGATTATAAAAATATGTGAAAGTCCTTTTGGTAGATTCAAAGAGAGAGAACTTAAACTTTATTAAACAGGAGATAATATGAGCAACCAACATAATGAAAAAGCATTTGAAAAAATAATGCAGGAAGTAGAAGAACTTGATAAACAGGGTAAGTTAGAATCAGAAATACAGACTGTATGTGAAACATATGGACTGCATGAAGATGATGATAGAGATGATATATTATTTTTTATTGCAGAGAGTAATTTACATTATGACACAGTATGAGGATAAATTAGAATGGCTATAAGAAAAACAATACAAACTATAGAGCATGTTAAAAAAGTCACATCACAAGGCACAGGAGGGCGTAGTAGAAAGATTAAAATATCTACAGCTCACATGAATAAAAATAAACGCAGAAGTTATAAAGCATATAGAGGGCAAGGAAGATGAGAGTATTAATTAAATCATATGGAGATGTGAGAATTTTTTATGATAAAATTTTTTTTTATAAAAGATATCATGTTGCGTGGAAAAATGGAACACTTGAAACCTATTCAGGTTTATGGTATAATGAAAAACAAGTAATTAAATTAGTGGAGGATAGATTGCTATGAATATATTTTATTTTAGTGAGTGTCCAATAACATCAGCGAAAGCACAACCAGATAAAATGCTAGTAAAAATGCCATTGGAAACAGCACAAATGTTATGTACAGCACATAGAATAGTAGGTAGTGAGGATTATTGTAATAAACATGACTTGTATAAAAAAGCTTATTGGAATCATCCATGTACAGTATGGGCAAGAGAATGTAGTGCTAATTATCTTTGGTTGTATGCTCACTTTTTAGCATTAGGTAATGAGTATAAGTTTAGATATGGTAGAGAACATGCAAGTATAACTAAACTAAAAATGCCTTTAGTTAGATTACCTGCTAATATTAAACTATCATATAAAAGAACGCCAGTTGCACAGGCTATGCCTCATGAGTACAAAAATGATGACCCTATCAAAGCATACAGAGATTATTGTACCCATGAGAAACACTATGCAAAATGGGATAGAGGTAGAGCTAAACCAGAATGGTGGGCAACATGAAAAATTTTTTTTATTGGGTATCAGAGTGTTGGAATTTAGTTATGGATGTAAAATATAATCCACTTAAAAATATTAATGAGCCTTCTTTACAGGCATATTTTATGTTAGTATTGTTTACAGTGTGGTCGGTATTTTTTGGATTTATTGCTACATATTATTTAGGTTGGTATGGCTACGATATTATTACAAGTATTGTAGTTCATCTTACTGTATTGATACCAATTATATTTACCAATGCAGTCTTTAAAGATGCAGAAAGGAATGGTGATAAATGGTTTTTAGCTTTTAAAGATAAGCAAAAAAAGAAAAAATTATTTAGTAGAGATAATAATATTGTTAAATGGGATTTAGATAATGAAGCATAATATGAAAGCTTTACTAACACGAGAAGAATATAAACAATTTAATACTTATGTAGATTATTTAGATATAAATCATAGCATAAGTATACCTCATACTGTTGAAACAGTCGGGGATAAATTTCTAGTAGAAATACTAGAGAATATTGATGTAAATAAATTAGATAATTTACTTGACATTGATGATGACTTGTTGTATAATGCAACACAATAACAAAGCCAAAGGAGGTAATTTATGGCAGTATTAGAAGGAAAAGCTTACTGGGCTTCAGTAACTACACCAAACACTACTTTTGAGCCTGTGTATACAGTTGATTTAGTAGTAGATGATGAAGTTGCAAATGATTTTGAAGCTCGTGGGTTTAGAATAAAAGACTTATCTATTACAGATGAGCAAGGAGCTTCAACAAATGTTGGAAGAGCTTTAACAATTAAACGAAAAGTTAATGGTCCAAATGGCATGGTCAGACAAGCACCTAAACTTTTCGACAGAGAGAAAAATCTTATGGACGAAGTCGTAGGTAATGGCTCTACTGTAAAAGTTCAATACAACGAATGGGAAACAGAAAATAAGTTTGGAACATTTAAAGGTTTAGATTTCCAAGCTATGCAAGTTCTTGATTTAATTCCTTTAAAATCTCAAGATGGAGCAGAGCTAGACCCTTATGGGGACGGCGAGGAGTTTTAATATGATTGTAACTATTAACAATGATAACGGAACATCAACATATGATGTTTCAAAAGTAGAAGACGAAAATATTAGAACTCAAGCTACCATTATTATAAATAAGGTAGGTCAACTTGAGGTTATATTAGAAGCTTTAAACTTTACCAGTACAACACACAGGGCAAATCTAGAAGCCCTCTTAAAAGATTGTCCTGAATCTCTGGTAGAAGTTGAAGAAAAAGAAGAAGTCACAGAAGAAACAACAAATTCTGAAGACTGATTCGTATCTCCAAGTGAGAGGTTAGCGTAAAAGAGGATAGCTATTAAAGTATAAATCCTGTTTGTTTGAGATTGAAGACATTAGGTTGTCAGTAGATTAGAAAGCATATGAACAACGCCTCTCCATTTTAATTTAACGAGGGTATTATGGAACAAAATAAATTTGTAAAGTATCATGTATCATGCCATGAGTGTGGCAGTTCTGATGCTGTATCAGTAAACGAAGACGGGTCAGCTAAATGTTTTAGTTGTGGCAAGTTTTATAGTAATTATGAAAATAAGGTAACATCAATGGAAAAATATAAACAACCAACTACCATTGTAAATCCACATGGAGGTATATTTGGTAAATTAGTTGATAGAAATATCACAAAAGAAACAGCAGAAAAGTATGGAGTAAAAGTTATTTATGACTCTAATGGTCAAATGGCACAGCATTTATATCCTTACTACATAAACAATGAGCAATGTGCTATAAAAACTAGGTATGTAAAAGATAAAAGATTTTCTTTTAATGGTTCTATACAAGGCTCTGGATTGTTTGGACAAAATTTATTTAAAGAGGGTGGTAAATACTTGACTATAGTTGAGGGAGAGTGTGATGCTATGGCAGGATATGAATTACTAGGTAGCAAGTGGGCAGTAGTATCAATTAAAAGAGGAGCTTTATCTGCAGTAAAAGATATAAAAGAAAGTTTAGAATATGTAGAAAGTTTTGACAATGTCGTGTTATGTTTTGACAAAGACAAGCAAGGACAGGAAGCTGCAAAGAAAGTAGCTACAATTTTAAAACCGGGGAAAGCAAAGATTGTAACATTACCTAATGGATATAAAGACCCTAATGATATGCTCAAGCAAGGTAAACATCAAGACTTTACGAGAGCTTGGTGGGACGCAAAACTTTATACTCCTAGTGGTATCATAAAAGTATCAGATAAAAAAGTATCTTACTTTGACAGACAAAAGAAAGAGAGTATAGCTTTTCCATGGGAAGGATTAAATAAAAAGTTATATGGTTTAAGACAGGGAGAACTCGTAACTCTTACTGGTGGCACAGGGTTAGGTAAGTCTAGTGTTACCAGAGAGTTAGAGCATTGGCTTATAAATCAAACAGAAGATAACGTAGGTGTGATTGCATTGGAAGAAGATTGGAAAAGAACAGTTGACGGTATACTTTCTATCGAAGCTAACGCAAGACTTTACATTGACCAAGAACGAGAAAAGTTTGACAAAGAAACTATCATGCAAATGTTTGACAAAGTATTTGAAGAAGATAGGGTATTCATTCATGCACACTTTGGCACTAACGAGATAGATGATATCTTTGCAAAGCTTAGATATCTCATAGTTGGTTGTGATTGTAAGTGGGTTGTGGTAGACCATTTACATATGCTTGTTAGTGCTGTGCATGAAGGAGATGAACGAAGAGCTATTGATTCTATTATGACTAGACTTCGTAGCTTGGTTGAAGAAACAGGAGCAGGACTAATACTTGTATCACACTTAAGAAGAGTTGACGGTAATAAAGGACATGAGAATGGTATTGAAGTATCTTTATCTCATCTTCGTGGTTCAAATAGTATTGGACAATTAAGTGATTGTGTGATAGCATTAGAAAGAAATCAACAATCAGATGATGAGCTTGAAGCAAGAACAACAAAGCTTCGTGTATTAAAATCTAGATACACAGGAGATGTAGGATTAGCCAGTTCATTAGTTTATGATAAAGACACAGGCAGATTATCAGAGGAAGATATATCAGAATTTGAGGTAGAAGAAAATGCAGTTAGTATTTGATATAGAAACAGACGGATTAAATCCTACAGTCATATGGTGTATTGTAGCCATAGATGACAAAGGTAAGTTTTATAATTATCCTGAAGATAAAATTGATGAAGGAATACAATTATTAAAAAGTGCAGACAAAATTATTGGACACAATATTATAGGATTTGATATACCTGTAATTAAAAAATTAAAAGGTGTGGATTTATATCATCATGACAAAGTTGTAGATACTTTAGTTCTATCTAGATTATTTAATCCCAACAGAGAGGGAGGACATAGCATAGCTAAATGGGGATATAAGTTAGGTATACCTAAAAAAGAATCTCCTGAATGGGACTCGTACAACGAGGATATGTTATCTTATTGTCAACGAGATGTAAGTATAAACTTTAAATTATTTAATTATTTAAAAAAAGAATCTATCGGATTTTCAAAAGAATCAATAGATTTAGAACACAAAGTTACATATTTGTTAGAAGAACAAAAACAAAATGGATTCTTATTTGATGATGAAAAAGCAATGTTACTTACATCTGAATTAAGCTCTAAATTAAAAGAAACAGAGGACAAAGTACACGAAACATTTAAGCCTATCTGGATTGATGATAAAATAATTACACCTAAATTAAAAAAAGATGGGCAACTTTCTAAACAGGGATTGACAGAACAAGAGTACAACGATATAATAAAGGGTACGCTTGAGCATAAACCTTTTATGAGAAAAACTCTTCAAGAGTTTAATTTAGGTTCAAGAAAGCAGATAGGTCAAAGACTTCAAGAGTTAGGTTGGAAACCAAATAAATTTACTCCAACTGGTCAAGCTATTGTAGATGAGACTACACTCAAAAAGATTACACACATTAAAGAAGCTCAACTTATAGCAGACTTTTTGTTGTATCAAAAAAGATTAGCACAGGTTCATTCTTGGATAGATGCTGTAGATAAAAAAGATAATAGAGTTCATGGTTCAGTTATATGCACTGGAGCTATTACTGGTAGAATGGCTCATAGAAATCCTAACATGGCACAAGTACCTGCAGTATACAGTCCTTATGGTAAAGAATGTAGGTCTTGTTGGACTGTTCCAGAAGGATATAAACTTGTAGGTATAGATGCAAGTGGACTAGAATTAAGAATGTTAGCACACTATATGGCTGACGAGGAGTATATAAATGAAATTATTAACGGAGACATTCATACAACTAACCAAAGATTTGCTGGACTTAAATCAAGAGATGAGGCGAAAACTTTCATCTATGCACTCGTTTACGGAGCTGGAGATGAAAAGATTGGAAGAATCATTAAGGGAAGCAGGGATGCAGGTAAACAACTGCGAGAACGCTTTCTTGCTAGTCTACCAACACTTAGAACTCTTAAACAACGAGTTGATAGAGCTTCGCAAAAGAAATACTTAAAAGGTTTAGATGGAAGAAAGATATTAATTAGACATAGACACGCTGCACTTAATAGTTTATTACAAGGTGGTGGTGCTATCGTAATGAAAAAAGCATTAACATTATTAGATTTAAACTTGAAATTAAATACTATTGATGCTAAAATAGTTGCTAACATTCATGATGAATGGCAAATAGAAGTGAAAGAATCTCAAGCAGATTATGTAGGTAGAGCAGGAGTTCAAGCTATAAAAGATGCAAGTGAATATTATAAAATGCGTTGTCCTTTAGATGGCGAATACAAAATAGGAGACAGTTGGTATGAAACCCATTAAAAAAGATATGAAAAAGTTTGACCTTGATTTAAAATATGGTCAAATAAGAGAAGATAAAATAGCAGATATGCTTACTGATAAAAAAATAGAAGTAAAATCTGAAAGAGGTATGTGGATGAAAACAGGTAACATATGTATTGAATACCAATCATATGGTAAACCTTCTGGTATAGCAGTAACAGAAGCTGACTACTGGTTTCACAATCTTTGTATTGGCGATGATATATTCTGTACATTTATATTTGATGTACCAAAACTAAAACAACTAATAGATAAATTAGATTTTAAAAAATCTGTAAGTGGTGGAGACCACAATGCAAGTAGAATGTGGTTAGTAAATATACAAAAATTATTTACATCTGATGTATATAAAACATTTGAGGATTTAAAAGATGAGTAATTATAAATCAGAAGCAGGTCATTGGTATGACCATAATGGTAAACCTATGTATACTATTATAGGTGCAAATGGTAAAGAAAGAAACACTACTCTTCGTGATGCTAAAAAAGAAGGTTTTGTTCCTTCAGTTACTACCATCATAGGTATCGCAGCCAAACCTTCACTAGAAAATTGGAAGATTACACAAGCTTTAGAAGCTTCTCTAAATATAAAACAAGATGACCCAGAGTACATAAACAAATGTAAAAATGCAGGTAGAGAAGTAGGAATGAATGCTGCAAAACAAGGTACAAAAATACATGCACAAATAGAAAAAGGATTTTTAGGTGGAGCTAAAACAAAACCTTACAAAGTTATTAAGTCTTGGTTAGATGCAAACTATCCTAATGAAGAATGGATAGCAGAAGATTCTTTTTGTGCTAACGAAGGATATGGTGGTAAGATAGACTTATATTCTAAGTCTGGTATATTTATAGATTTTAAAACTAAAGACAACTTAAAAGGAAAAGACTCTGCTCGTTTAGTATATGATGAACATGGTATGCAACTGTCAGCCTACGCACAAGGTTGTAATATAGAAGACCCTGAAAGAATATCTATCTTTGTTGATAGAGCAGATACAGAGTTAGTTTTAACTCATGTATGGGACAAAGAAACACATTACAAACATAAAGAAATGTTTAACAGTTTATTAAATTATTGGAAGCTTGTTAAAAACTATGACTCTACAGTATTATGAATGGAAAAAAAGCAAAACAACTTAGAAAAAAATCTAAAGAATTAGTTATTGAATGGTTAAAAACTATGTTAGTAGATGAAGAAAAGAAAAAACTATCAATGGATAATTTTGAAAAATATTTACCAGAACAAACCCATGTATATATGAATAAAAGAATTATGGTTTCTTCTTTCACACCTAAATGGTATATGAAAAAATTAAAAAAGGAGTATTATAAAAAATGAAATACAAATTTAATGAAGATAAATTATTAGTTGAGTTAAAAAAATATATTTATGATACATACGGTCAACACTATGTATCAGATAAGTATCAAGCTACTGATGTTATTGTAGATGCAGGACATGGAGAAGGTTTTTGTATTGGAAATATTATGAAGTACGCTAAAAGATATGGAAATAAAGAGGGTAAAAATAAAAAAGATTTGTTAAAAATATTACATTATGGTATAATTATGTTACATATTCACGACATGGAGAGCAAAAATGGTTGATGATAAAATAGGAACTAAGCCTTACTTAGGAATTGAAATAGACTATGATAAAGAAAAAGAGTTTGATAAATTTAGTCTAGATACACTCAGAGATAGATACTTCTGGGAAGGAGAAACACATGCACAAGAAGCGTTCGCAAGAGCCTCGGTTTTCGGGGCTACTTACAAAGGGGAGACAGATTTTGAACTGGCTCAAAGACTTTACAACTACAGTTCCTCTCGTTGGTTCAT